CTTGATATCCCATAAATGAGAAATCTTCACCAACTGCAAAAGCAGTTTCAATTCTGACGTTTCCACTAGAACCTAAAACAGCTATTCTTACAGAATGATTACGACTGACGGAATTTTCCACAATGCTTGCATCAGGAAAAGGATCCTCAGAGAAGGAAATTCCAAAAAGATTATTGGAATACAATGGAACCTCATATTCTATTCCCGAATTTACATGCGGAATGAAGACGATCGATCCATTTGGAGTTGCTGCAAAAGAAGTTGATCCTGAAATCAAACTTGCAGAGATGGGAACATATGAGACCGAAGGACTCATATTGGAAATCATGGTTGGATTGCTCTCTCCAAAAGTTGCATCTCCGATTATAAAGATTCTTCTTTTAGTTCCTCCTCTCATGGCAATGTAAGCATACCTCAAATATCCATACAAATTAGGGTCACCACCACTACCGTCATATGAAGGAACAATTGAAGGATAATTGCGCAATCCATCAACACTGATGGTTTTTGGAGGAGGAACGGCACCTATTACTCCTAGAGATGGAGAAATTCTCGAAAACCTTTTTAACAATGATCGAAAAGAAACGGGCATCTCTCCATAGTGTTCTTCAGTAATGTAATCTAATGTTGCTGTAGATTCATTCAAATCAATAGTGGTAATTTCTTCCGGACTCAAAACCCCTGACTCCGTCACTGGTCTACTTGTTGGAAGATTATCACCAGTTAACTGATTGAACATCATGTTTTCTGAACTAATATAAACATTCACAGAGATATCCGAACTATCAGGTGACTGCAACGAAGTAAATGGAGTGACTGCTATGTAGCCATTAGCATAATCGAAGAGAAAATCTCCCAAAAAGCCAACAGCTCCAAGATCATTCAACATACCTGGAGTGATAATTTTTGCCCATGCTCGTGGAAATGCCCACTTTAAATTGAAAGTGATATCTTGCGTCTCTTGAATGTCAATAATATGAATGAATTGCTTGTTCATATCTAAAACAGTGTCAATAACGACATTTTGTGATATGTTAGGTTCAAAATAAAAGGCAAGCTTTCCTCGGTGGTATTTAGAACAAACTATTTCAAAACGAATTTGAATGTCTCCGCGCCACACATCAAACGGGGCAGCAGCAAATGACAAAGCAGTAGGAGCAACATAATAAGGTGTAGGAGCACCCTTAGCCACTCTTTTAACAATACCAGGATTTACTGGTGCCATCCAAATTGAACTAGACAAGGGCAAAACAGCATCTTCCCACTCAAACGTATCGAGATATGATTCCCTCGCACATATTGTGGATAGTGCCATATCATCATCGATTCTATTAACGGATCGTGGATCGACACTTAATTCCTGCTTGGGATCAAGAGTAATTCGCTTGCCCGTGTCATATCCAATAACATGTGCTCCATTTTGAAAAGGTTGATTTTTCACTCGCGATGGCTCATTTTCCATAGTTGGAACAGAAAAGCCAAAGAGTGCAGACAAAGAAGCCATACCTTGCAGTGTTACTGCACTTGCTTTTGCAAAAGGAGCAATAGTAGGCACAGACGTGAGTGCGTATGCAATTTCGCTTGCACGAGTTGCAATTCTTTCAACAGGGCCACGTTCTCTTTCATCAACACCAGACTCTGTACCAATAGTGATAACTGTACCAGTGGGGGCTCCTAACTCCACCTCCGTCATATATGCATAAACAAATACAGAAATGTCGGAAGGAGTGGCACTCGCACACTTTACAGGATTGATAGATTGAATATACAACTTACCAAAACCTACAGCATCATCAAAAGATGTACCTTCGGGCAAGATAAGAGGAGATTTGTTGAAAAGACGTAAAGTAGGCTGAGGAGAAATGAAAGGTAATTCCATTTCCAGTGGACTATTAGTCTTTATATCCATAACACGAGCATAAGCTGATTGACTCAGATATGTGAGTGCCAAGGATCGACTAGAAGCTAACTCCGCGTTTACAACATTTAAATTTTCATTAAAACCTGATAAAGGCTGATATGAAACTAGAACCTTGCCGTAATGGAATGGTGAACCTGATATTGTGACTCTAACGTGCATCTTGCCTCTAATGAAAGCATAGTTTTTCAACTTTGCTCTGATTGAGGGGTGCGATAAGAAATAATCCCACAAATCAACGTTATAATTAACATTTGACGCAGGAGCAACATTAAAACTCGTAATGGATAATGGCCGAGATAAAAATTCCGACATATCCAAAGAATTCTTCTGTCCGACCTTTAAAGTCTCATAAGAAATTGATGTAATATTGTCAGGAGCATCTCCCGACATGTCTGCTAAATTTTGGTGTTCAACCATATCAGCAGAATCTACCAATCCAGATTTCATTTCCGCTTCTACACCTGACTCAGTAACAACGTGACTTAATCTTTTTTGTCTTTGTAACCAACCCCATAACCTATCAATAGTGAACTTATGTGCATCGACCTGTGACTTGAGTTTAAAATACTCATCACAAGATGTGCGAAATCCAACATCCGTGGTATATAGTGTGGTTTGCTTCGCCTGGCGATAATTCATACCAGGTGAAGGATGTGTGAGATTTGTAAAAACCTCGAGAATTTCCTTTAATTCTCTCTCTAACTGAAATATAAAATTTTCAACTTTAGCTGGCCATTGGTACAAACGCACTTGCCGACCAAAACAATGTGCGTCGTTTATCTGTGTTACTCCCATACATCCTATTTGTTCAAAAACTGCAGATTCAGTCTTGACTACTTCAGATGGGGCCTGTCTTCCTCCCTGTACAGGCTTTGCTGTGGGACATGAAAGAGACTCCAATAATTCATCATAAGTTATCAAATATATAGTCACATCAACATAATTTTTCCGAATAATATCAGACAAATAAATCCGAAAACTATCGTAAACAGATCTATCAACATGGAAAAATATCTCTCTTAGTGATGAATTTGCTATCATCTCATATTGGGTTATCAAATTTACGGAAGACGATGGAATAACCCACTCCAACGTCTTGTAAATTGAATCCATTGATAATGGCGCAACAATGCGATTCAATTCCTTATGAAATTTAAAGTTCCTTTTC